CATCAAACATAACCTTACTTGGGTTCCTCTCTTGTGGATCTTCTACTCTACAATTTAACCAGTAATTACCATCTTCATCTTCATATGGGCCATCAAGAACACGGTGAACTTTAATCAGTATTGTACTAGCCATTCGTCGGGTATCCTTTTATCTGCATAAATAAAGCCATACTTATTACACCAGTCTCCGTAAGTACTCTTAGCGCCTTTGTATAACTTAGCCCTAGAGTTAGAGAAAACAAACCTTATGTCGAGAAAAGGATGTTGTTCCTTAATAATTATGTGCTTCTTTCTATCTGCTGCTACGAACCTACCCTTGGACTCTATGATGATTCCGTTAGGCAATTTAAAGTCAGGAGTGTAAGTTTTATATTCTACAAGATTCCATCTAATCTTTAGTTTCTCATATTCAAAACCTATACCCCTGCCCTCTAAGTCTTTGGCTATGTCATCTTCTAGGCCTGACCTGTAGCCATTCTTTATTGCGTGTCTTCTACGCTCACTGGTGGTTCCCATAACTCCCCTTCCTTACGTCTTAACCAGAGTAACCTTCCACACTCTATGGCATGGTCTCTATCCCCTTTGTAAGCTTCAAGAGCCGCTTTCCAGAAGTCTTCCTCTGTCTTACAGTCCTTGTATATTTGAACGGCTTTCTTAGGGCCAATTCCAGGAGCGCCACCTATGTTATCTACCTTATCGCCTGTCAATAACTGAGTGTAGAAAGACCTTACAGCCTCTTCCTTACTGACTTTTGTGAAGGTCTCTTTAGTTAGGTTGTAGTGATGACAGGGTATTTGCATAAAGTCTTTATCTGTGGAGGCTATGGTAGTGCTAGGGCCAAGCCTAGTTGCCTCTATAGCTATGAGATCATCTGCTTCTTCTCCTTCGCTAGTGATAGCATTGTAGTTTATAGTTAAGTAGTCCCTGATGAGAGGCAGGTATCTGGGCTTTATTGCTGCTACTCTATTGCCCTTATAGACCTTCTTGGTAGCTATAGAGTACCTGAAGTTACCTTTGCCTGTAAGGTAGACGGTGTACTCATCGGGGAGACTGAACAATGTAGTTTTATCCAGTATATCCCCCATAAGCTCATCTACCTTACTCTTGGCATCTTCAGGAAAGTCTTTCTCAGTAACATGCGCTGCACGATAAGCTACAATGTCACCGTCAATTAAAACCTTCCCATCTATCATCAGAAGCTCCCAAAGACCATCTTACCATCGTCCTTCTCAAAGGCTACATCTTTAACGTAACACCACCCACCTGCCTTAGTTGCGTCAGTATATACATTAGATAAAGCCCAGAGATCGTCTATGTTGTGACGCTCAATAACAGTCTTACCCTCAAACCCATCGTCTTCATTGTCACTTTCAAAGATGATTGTTACCTTCGTCATTTGACTACCCCACCATAAACATTTTATCGTCTTCAGTTGGCTCTCCTGAAGTATAGGGTACATGCTCAGTAATACCCACATTAAGAAGACGTACACCAGCACCATTAGAGTAAGTCTCAAATTGAACCTTAGCTTTGGTTCCGTTACCTAGGGGGCCATCCTCTTCAAAGCTCCATAGTGTCTTCTTATCCATACCATTCGTAAGATTGACAATGTTTGGTGCGCCACCATAGTCCTTCTCAAAGGGCTTACCATAACGGTCAGTAAAGTTCTTAACGTCTTTAACCATGCGCTTGAGCTTCATGTACTTACCAATACCATACTGAGCATCTCCATCTATAATACGGGGACTGTTCATTGGCTCTGGATCTAACCCATCTTCTAGTAGTTGACTGATTTGATCTGGGTCTGTGAAGTAACCTTGTACAATATACTGACCACCTTTATCAGCAATACTCTTAGCTACACGATTACCTTTAGGGTCTCCGTAGTCAGCGTTCTCAGGGAAGACTTTAGCGTATTGTAGTACCATATCCATTGTGTATTTAGCCATGTGTCGAGTTCCTTTTCGTTAGGGCTGTATTATATATTAGGCACCCAAAACAATAAAATATAAGCGCCTTTGAGTGTTTTTTTACACTTTAGTGTATCTCTGCATAAGTGTTGCCAAATTGCACATCTGTACCTAATGGTACGTTTAAACTTAGCTCTTTGTTAAGCTGAGATACTGCCTTTTCCATCTTATCTTTTACTGCTGTTTCTTCTCCTTCCTCTACTAAGGCGATAACCTCATCGTGAAATTGTCCAATAGTCTTAATGCCTTGTTTCCTACAAGCAGCCACCCAACTATCAAAGCAGAAAACACCAGTGCCTTGGTTTAGAGTAGAGAACCTGTCTTTTTCATTACGGAGACTGTACCAGAAGTTAGACACTGGATTCCATAACCAGAAACCATCTAGGCACTCCTTGACCTTAGCACTCTCTGCAACCTTCTGTACTGACCAGTTACGTGACCAGAAGGCATCCTTTAGTGACCTAGCCTCACGTAAACTCATACCCGTCTCACGGGCCAGCTTATCGGCTCCTATGCCATATGTAGCACTGTAGTTCACTACCTTATAGTTCTTACGCAGGGCTTTTAAACTACGTTCCCCTGAGTTATGTTTGTCGATGTCCTCTTGTGTGATAACACCAGCATGTTTAGCTAAGTCTAAGTGTGGATCAAAGCCATCTCTACTCATTTCAGCTACATAATCGGGGTCTAGTGGTTTCATGTAGTGTCTCTTTGTAGTGTCCTCTAGGCTAGTCATATCAGCGCCACATAGGGTGTACCCATCAGGTGCAGTTAGACACCCACGGATCTCAGCACCATAGGGCTTTTCCACTGAGGGTAGATTGACTAACGGTCTTGCATGACGGAAGCGCAAGGTATTGGTAAATCCTGCGATTGTTGCTTGCACGTATCCGTCACGCTCTGCATCAACCATGCCTTTAAGAACAGAAATACGATGGCTGAGAACAGAAAGCCCATCAAGAAGATGTATAGCTTTGTCGTAAGGTGCCAATCGTAAGACTGAGGGGCATAGTTCTGCATCCTTGCGGATTTGCGGAATACTTCTTTCATTATTACCATCCTTGTCCTTGACATATTTGTGAGTAGCTGGTTCCCACCCTAATTTATACAGCCAGGATTTTACCTGATCGGGAGAGTTAGGATTAGCCCTCTCAACCTTATGCAGCACTTGCATCTTTGTTGTAGTCACTGGAACTTTATATTGCCTACATAAGCTAACCCAATTCTCCCCAGCTACAGATAGTTCCCCATTCTTCTTTTCCATTGCTAGGGGTCTGTTTGCCATCTTGTACCTTTTTACTTCTGGCATAGCATTAGCTAACTGTTCGATCTTCTCAGCCTTCAGAGTCTCCCATACCTCTAAGTGTGTACGAGCTTTAGTCACGTCCAATTTCCACTGAAGGGCCTCTTGCTCCGCTGCACACTCCATCTTAAAGGTTAGGTAGTCTATAAGACGATCCTTGTTGTACTCATCATCATAAAGCTTGTTTAGCCTCTTATCTAAAGTCTTCCACAACCTTGAGTTGATCTTAACGTCCTCTTCACAACGGTGAGCGTACTGTTGTGGTGTTAGACTTTGCCAGTCAGTAATCTTAGGCTTAGGTATTCCGTAGTCTTCGCCATAGCTCTCTAGTCCGTGCTTGCCACGATTGTGATCTACATACCAAGCTACAGCTAGGGTATCTATTAGACGAGCCTTAACTTTTATACCTAGCACTTTTTCCACTGCGGGGATGTCAAACCTGACAATGCTATGTCCTATAAGTGTATCGACCTTAAATACCTCACGCATCTCATCGTAGTCGTGTGTTGAGTTTACTGTCTTACCTAAGTCATCTGACCAAGATACTACGTGGATCTTTGTGCTGTTGAATCCATCTGTTTCTATATCAAATACTCTCATTATATTCCTCTCATTAATTCTGGTGTCTCAAGCATCATATCTAGCTGCGGATGATCTAACTCCTCAAACTCTATGTCACAGAAGTTACCACAGTCAGGCATGACTATTTTTTGTTTGTGTCCCTTTTGAGGATCAAGCTCATCTAAGAAGACCCCTCTTAAACAAGAATTGCCTACCTCTCTTTCAACCTTTGCCATCCTATCAAAGTGTTCGGGAAAATCTATTCTGATCTTATTCCAGTACCCTGCACCACCTTTAACACAACCAATACAGTTATTGTTTTTGTAGCCCAACTTATACATGGTTGGAACTTCTATGTTAGCCTCTTGCAAGAAGTATAGACACTCAGGCTTAGTCATCCTCTTTTCTATCAGGGGGAAGAAAGGTTTAGCATCTGGGTACTGCTCCTTGAAGCGTATGGCTCTGTTGACTTCTTTCTTACTGTACTCAAAGCCAAAGATCTGACCTCTGTAGTCAAGCTCCCTCTCTAACCTTTGGCGAACACGCTTCTTTAGAACAAGAGTACACCTAGCTCCAGCTGGACCATTAACATACTTGTCTTTACTTATTACATCAAACTGATCTTTGTACTTTTCTGGCGCACGTTCAGTTATTATTTCACAACCATACCACTCTTCACATTGTTCTTTAAACCTAGCGTTGTCACTATGTGCAGAGTCAATGCCAAAATAGATAGGCTTAACTTCATCACCAAACTCTTGGATAGCAAGCTTAGTTGCAACTGCACTTGTAACACCCGCACTCCACCAAGATATTATCATTAAAGTACCTCTCTTAACATAAACGTATCAGTGCTGAATCTCAGCTTACCGGCCTTGCCTTCGATGGAACAGGGTCGGTTTTTTTGTACCGTAATTGTTGTAGTGTTCCTCTCTTCTAATGTGTCAGCTTCCTTGTCCCGCTCTAAGTCTAAGACTACAGAAGCCCTCTGACCAATCATCTTGCAATACTTAGGATCTCCGTACTCATTGGTGTGAGCAATAGTTACAATACCTACGTTAAGGTCTGCTGCAAGCTTAGATAATCTAACCGATAAGTCAGCAAGCTGTTGTTCCTTACTCTCTTCTGAATGTCCAGTAACTACATCCTGTATCGGCTCGAAGAAGATAAACTTACATCCGCAAGCCTGACTAAAGAAACGTATTTGATCACATAGATCATCAGCCCCTTGGTTCTCCTCAAGGTAGAATTGATATAACAACTCATCTTTGGTTAAGCTCTCAATAGCTTTGATAACCTCTTCCTCTGAGCCAGACTCTTCAATAAGATCCCTACGTGTAAGATTGTCCTTAGCTTCATAAGACACAAGCCCAAGCAAAGAACGTAACTTAGTTTCCTCTAGGTGCCATGTAGCAATAGGAACCTTACGCTTGAGCATGTTATATTCTAAGTACCGCATTACCTCTGTCTTACCTATACCTGTAGGTGCCTTGATAACTGTGAAGTGACCTTGCATGAGACCTAAGATCTTCTCATCCAAAGCTTCAATACCTGTAGGCACGTACTGGTGTTCTGGAGTGTCATGGTACAAATTAAGGAACTGCTCAGTAGTATTGAAGATATTGTCAGGTACATACTTAGAGGAGTTAAACCAAGCATTCTTAAACTCTGATGCTGCACCAGCAGTCAAGAAGTCATTAGCGTCCTTATACTTATTGTGAGAGACACGGTACACCTTGTTAGGAAACATCTTAGAGATCTTTGCAGCAATACCGTTGCCAGCCTCATCATTATCTACAGATAATATAATCTTCTGGAAGCTATCTAGGTAAGGCTTACACTTCTCCCAAAGTGCCTTGGAAGGGGTGGCTGATGGTAGAGAGACTACAGGATTGAGGTAAGTGTCCCTAGAGCTTAACATCTGGTAAGCAGACATGGCATCTACCTCACCCTCTGTTATAGTTAAGACATTAGAGCAACCAGCAGTAAAGAAGTTCATACCGAACAACTCATCGGTCTTAAACCCTTTGCTTGCATAGAAATCCTTTTCCTTAAGATTCCTGGTTTTTATTCCCCCGCTAGGGTACACGTAGTTTTGAGTACCGTTAGGGTATGTGAGGACATCGTACTGCTCCATAGTGCGCTCTGATATACCTCGCATAGCTGTATAACTACCACCATCCTGAGCCTCTCTTAAGCTCTCTGAGGTCGTATTTCCACTGACGGGGTACTTGTCATTAGCCCAATCAAAGGTTGCCTTCCTAGAAGGATAACTACTCCCACAAGAGAAGCATTTACCAAAGCCTCTAGTGTTATAGTTAAAAGCATCTGATGAACCACAGTCCACATAGGGACACGGTTGATCTCTTACATTATCATGTACATCTGTATTCATACTAACTCCTTATTATTACTACCATACCTACAACAATCGGCCTTAACGAAAGGGGGACATAATACTATAGGCACCCACATTTCCTTTTTATCAGTTGCAGAATTGTATTTAAATTACCTGTTGCAATTTAGTCACAATAGACCTTAGCTTAGAGAAGATCTTAGTTTCCCTGAGTACAATAGCTGGCTGACTAATACCAAAGAAGTCACCCATATCTACTTGAGTCATACTCTCAACAAACTTCATATGTAACAACAGTCTCTCGTCTTCATCTAACTGCAACTCTATCTGCGTATTCAACTTATTATAGAAATCCGTCTCTTCGTAGTTCTCCTCAACTGTCTCGTTAAATAAAGACGCTGTGTCAAAAGGTATAATCTCAGAGCTAAGAATGTTTCTTAGGTAATTAATACCATCTTCGCTCCAATTAGTGTCACCAAATTCCCCTGCATCTATATTTCTACTGAGCCTACGTGATACATCAGAGGCAGGGATAGCGACTGGAAAAACATCTAGGTTAAGGTAGTCGTGCATCCTACGATTAGCCTCACGATATAATTTCGCTGGATGGGGTTT